GCGACCTCGTTCATGTCGAAGTCAATCGCAGTGCGGCGCACCTGTCGCAAAGCGTCCTGCGCGCCCACATCAATGACATAGGTTTTGGGTGGTACGAGATGACCGCTGGCGATCATCTCGCCCAGCGTTATCTGGTCAGCCAAGTTACTGAACACTTCACGCAGTCCTTTTCCATCACCCCGATTTGGGGTGGCGGTCAGGCCGCAGATGGCGGCCTTAGGGTTTTTGCGCAGTACCTGGTCGATGATCTCTCGGTAGCTGGGCGAGACAGCGTGGTGCGCCTCATCGATGACCAGCAGGTCCAGCGTCGGCATCTGATCCAGATTGGGCTTGCGCGAGAGGGTTTGCACCATCGCGAAAGTAGCGTGTCCATCCCAAGACTTTTCATTGGCGTCGTACACAGATGTTTCGAGACCCGGATTCACGCGCTCAAACTTGGATCGGTTCTGTTCAGTCAGCTCAGTCCGGTGCGCCAAGATACAAGCCTTGGTATCGGGTTCGGCCAGAAGGCTGCCGGCCACGGCCGATAGCATCACGGTCTTGCCCGACCCGGTAGGCGCAACGGCGAGGGTATTGCCATGCTCGCCGAGAGCCGCTAGGGTTCTCTTTACAAGCGTGGCTTGGCGGGGGCGAAGAATCATGGCAACGCTCCCTTACTGCGCCCAGCTGGGACGACCCGGAACTGGTGCGCGGCCCGTGGCCTGTGCATAGGCATTGGCAGCCGGCGCAATAGTCGCAGTAGGCCCTGCACCATTCATATGCACCGCGTACTCCTTGTGCTCTGGCGTGACGGCAGACTTGATGACGCACTTGTCCTGGCCGTTTTGATCCTTCTCCCAGTCGACTTTGCCGACGAACTCAATGCCCTCAAGATCGGAGAAGCCGCTAATGCGACGAGCATTTTGGGCTGCGGGACTATTGTCAGTAGGACTAATTCCACGAGCGGAATTGAGGATAGCCTTGATGAAGGTCCGACCCATGTTGGTCCACTCAGCGCCCTTGGCGCTGTACAAGCCAATGAGGGACCACATCTTGCGACGGGCGAACGGACCGTCAAGTACAACGAACTCACAGTTCAAATAAACCGATCCGGTGGTTGCACTACGGGTCGCATAGCCGCCGGTCCAGCCTTGTGAGGGATCGTCATAGCCTCCCGGTTTGATGGTCATGCGAACGCGCACCACGGTGCCTTTGGGGATGAGGTCGTAGCTGGATTGCTCGGCGGCAGAATTGAAATCGAAAAAGGTCATGATCAGGACTCCTGAATTGAAATTGAGGTAACGGGGCTATTGGCATGCTCGGAATGGCTGACTTGTGGGCGAGCAAATTCCAAGCGCTCGTTAGCTGGGCGTGCGGGGCCGGCGATCTTTCGCATAAGGCGACCCAGATCCGGCTCTTCAATGGCATCTAACCGACCAGAGCGGTCTTTGGCGGGATAGCCCCATTGGTTCAACGTGTGGCATACGAAGGCGCGGTAGCTGCTCCCGTCGTCGGCTTTTATTTCGGCGAGTGTGATGACCTCATCCACAATTCCTGGCAACTCAAGACCAGTCTTGGAGCCATCAATCTGAAGCGTGAACACTCGACGATTGAAGTCGTCCAATGCCTCATTCAGAATGCCAACGAACCAAACGTTTTTGCGCCGGGTGTGTTGCAAGTGAGTGAGCCAAGAAATCATTTCCTGACCCATCAAGCCATAAGCGCCACGGTTGTCTGGTTTGCCGGTTTTCTCGGAATACGCTTGTGGTTGCCCCTTGCACCATTGCAGACACAAACGGCCAGCAACGGTGATGGAATCAACAAACACGGTGTCGTATTTGTCGAGCGATGATGGATCACCAAAGCGATCGCATACAGCCTTGAAATGCGCTTCGCTGTATGGCTGATCTTCACGTAGTGCAGGATTAGGCCCGCCAATAAACACGGCAAAGTCGCGGCATTCTTGCCAGGTGCGTGGCCGAATCGTGTCTCCGGCATAGCCTTCAACAGCCAGATCACCTGCTTCGAGATCAAAGAACAGTGTCGATGCTGGTTCAAGTGTCCAGAGTTGAGAGGTCTTGCCAATACCTGACTTGCCGACCAAGACACCCTTGACGCCACGACGTTCTGCTAATCGCTGGTCAGCACTAATGATCGGGAGGCTCATTTTTTCACCTCCGTGATTGAAGGGTTAAGAAATACATCGGCAACAGTGCTCGTGCCGAGTGCCCCGCGTTTACGGGCTTGGTCGTAGAGTTCACGCAGTCCAACCAAGGGACGGCGCATTTCAGTGACTTGTGCTTCTAGTCCGATGATGGCGAACGCAAGATCATCGATCGTGGATTCCTCAAGTGGCACGACGGCTTCTTGAGTCCGATGACCTTCTAATGCGGGTACGCGAATGATTTCGGGAAGATCACGCATTCCCCATTCAGAGCGCTGGCGTAATCTCTCAATAGCTGCTTTTCTAAAGAACATGACTTACTCCTTGATAAGTGCCAGGCGATAGGAGGGCTTGCCCGTCTTGACTGTGCGAGCCGCTTCGAATGAAGATTTCAGGGTGTCGGGCCAGGCGTTGAACTTGGTTTCGCTGACCCGATAAGTGATTTCTACGTATTGCTTCGGATCGTCACCGCTGTCACCGATACGTTTTGTTATGTCGGCCAAGCGTGCTTGATCCCACTCGATTTTTTTGGGAAGGTCGGCTGTGATACGAACATCGCCGTCATCGAAGTGGATAACGCCCGTATCTTTTCCATCGGCATGACGTAGATTTCTGGCTTGGTCGCGCCACTTAAAATCGATGGCTTCGTCAAGGTGATCGTGCAGTTGCTTGGCTTCAGTAAGACGATCGGCGGCGGCATTTTTCAAATGGAAAAGCACCTCGGCAGGTTGTAATGCCAACGTGCCAGCTGGGGTGGCAAGTACTTGCTCGGGGGTGGTAGGGGGATTGAGGTTCATGCTGCACCTCTGATCATTTCGCGCTCGGACGTGCTTTTACGAAGGCTATCTGCCTCAAAAGCCTCGATGTCTTCGATCCGGTACCGGACTTGACCTTGCAGTTTTAGAAAAATTGGGCCGATACCCTCGGAGCGCCAGCGCTCCAAGGTGCCCTCGCTCAGATCCCAACGTTCGGCAAGTTGCCGCTGGTTGAGATGGCGGACGGGTTCTGAGGGTTGCAATTGAATCTCCTTGAAGGTGAAAAAGGGCCTGTTTCGTGCGGCTGGGGAGCCGCGCTAACCAGAGCCTGCAGTTTTTCAAGGCAGGTTCTGCAACGCGTTCTGCAGATTCGGCAGAAGGGTTCTGCAAATCGAAATCGTGCGAACAAAAAGCAAAAAACCCGGCTTCCTGCGGGCAGGAGCCGGGTTATTGATGAGGAATTGGGGGTGTTTATTGGATCAAAGTAAGTCCTTGTCCTCAGGGTGAATGATCAATTCGTAAACCTTATCCCCTTTGTCGTATTGGATAAAGGCTTTGTAGACCTCGTTATTCCGGCCGAAATACTTCACCGGCTGAAATGGAAATACGTCGGAACCGCAACGCTCCCCAATCTGATTACCTTCCAGACGGTGGGTGTGGGCATCCATCAATGCCAGTAGGATCTTCTGCTGCATCCCCTCCAGTTCGTACTTAACGCCACCCACATAGGCCCACGCCTTGTCACGGACATGGCGCAGAGATGTGACCGGCGCCACTTCTTCCTCGGGCTGGGCAACTGTGACCTCGACCCTGTCACCGAAGAAGAGGAGCACGTTCTGGGACATGCGCGCAATGGCCGTCAGATTCTTGACGTCATACCCTGCTAGCGGAGAACTAACTGGTAAGGGTAGCTCAGTACTTGTGATGATTTTGGCTGACTGAGCCGCATTGTCTAATCGGATCTGATCTAACAGATGTCGCGCTACATTGTGGTCATTCAGATGTCGCGCAAAATACCAAGTCTGCGCTTTCCCACGTTTACGTTCCTCAATTCCCAGCCGCCAAGAAATATCGTAGTCGATAGTCTTGCGATTAGATGGCGGTAATTTCAAGCTACTGACTAAGCGATCGACGAGTCTGGTCAGGCTAACAGCGTAGGTCTGAAGCAGCGTATGCCCGGCCTCGACTTCGCCACACTCGTCGCAATGCAGCAGAATGCGATCAACCCCCACGGTTCGAACGACTCGAGCTAGTTCAATTCCACAGTCTGGGCAGGTTACATAAGAAAGAGTGGGCCCGAGCGTAAGTATCCGTTCACGAACAAGTTCGTGACCACCTTCTCCAAATGCCCCACCCAGCAAATCTGTCCCATTGATCGTCGGTTTCGGTTGCTCCAGAAGGTGACACAGCACACTAGTTGCATTAATTAGCTTACCGCTCAAATGATGGCCTCCTCAGCCTTGAAACTTACTGTATGACAGTAACTTGTAGAGCGTCTTGCCGTTCAAACGACGACTCCCTCAGACTCAATCACATTAAGCGCTTGCAAAATCGCATTTGCAATAGGCTGATTTTTCTCTGACAGGTTTTTGATGGTGGACGATCCGGTAGCATATACGTCGAAACTAAAGCGTTTAGGCTTTTGACCATTTACCGGTGCCAAGTAAACGATCATTGATGCACCATCTAGGTTGTATTCAGTCTCAAATGAATGTCGCACCTTCAGCGTCTTGCGGGCCAGCTCAATGGCATCATTCTCATCCTGCTCGGGAGAGGCTTCGATGCGGATAGAAGTTCCGGTACTTCCTCGAGGACGGAACTGGGCGCGACGCAGTCGAATTTTCTCCACTCCGTAGGTGGACAGATCGTCGAAGGTTTCAAGACCTTCGCGAAGCTCATTGAGCTTGAATCGGGTCTTTTCAATTTCCTCTGGCTTGATCTCACGACCAACCACGTATTTGCCGAACAGTTGCAGCACAGCCTGGTGGTTCTTTGAACCTCCCTTGACTACACTTTCGATCACGCCGGTTTTTGGCTGATACACGACGGCTGTTTCCAGCGCGATTCGCGTTCTTACCCGATCAAATTTGTTCTCTGAAAAATGAGCTAGTGCCGTGACTGGTCCCTCGACGTAGATGGTCAATTGAATGCTGCCGTCTGACGCATGGATACTCTGCTCGATATGAGTACTCTTGCCGCCGCCAGATTTTTCGAAAAGTTTGGC